CTGCTAGTTGCGACAGAGCACGAGCCTTACCCGGTGGAAACACCGCGTTAGCTTGGCTGTCACGCAATAAAGCCTTCGGGCCAAATAGCACCAAAGATCCAAATAAAGAATCATCCTCGGGTTTTAAGGACCCAGGGATTTTTCTTAAAAGATTAGGGGCTTCAGTTCATCGAAACAGACCTTTTTGTATAGAATCTGCTAGAACTAAAGCACTAAGCCATCTATGTCGAACCGCGGACATAATAAGTCCAGGTCCGATAATAGATAGATCCTCTCCATCCAGACTTCTGACTCTCTTAGCAAATTCAACCATCTCGGAAGAGACAATTGATTTTGCCAAAGAAATACCCACACCGAGTGATTGCATTATTGCAAGATAACTCGGGGCTGCCACTTCAGGCACAATGACGTCGTCACCAAGGATCGCATAGTTTTCAACTAATGTTTTCGATGATGACTGGACAATCATGTGGTGAGTTAGCGCGAGCATTGCTCACGATGAGTATGCCCCCATAGGTTGACCGACAGCGTATTTTACTACGTCGTCGCGAAACTTAAAGGGCATATCCACCAATGAGCACCATAAGTCTGCAAGTCGAGGAGTTATATACTGACACAGTACATCTCTTTGAATTAGACGCGGTATACGATCTGTAGCCGCGGATAAGTCATAAGAGTAGTACTTAGAACCATCAGCCCGCAAGGCCCAAACAGGGCCAAGTTGGTTGTACGTTCCGTCGGTAGGTAACTTCCCTAAAAATTTAAAGATTTCCTTATGTAAAGGATATAGTGCCACTTGAACCCAGTAATTGGTTATACCAATCACTCTCGCTTTTCCAGCAGTTTTATAAACTACTGAAAGACGAGAAAGGTTGAAGTGCGTTAAGCTAAGCAACTCTTTACCTGGTATTCACATCTCTTTTGGCAAGGTTAATTTCAATAGAAATATAACCAATGTCAGTAAGGATGTGTCATGAAAGTCATAGAAGATTCACCTTGGAAAAGGTGAATTCTCTAAATTCTTACGAAGTAAGAACGACCTTCATGAAACTAAACCAGAATAAAGTGGTGCAGCCACTCGTCATCAAAGCCTACGAAAGGCTATGAAGACAATGGCAAAGCAAGCGCCCATCGTCACAACTATAAAAGAAGTGATGATGAACCAACTGCGAGTAAAGTAAAACCACTGTAATAGTGCGATTCAGTATGATGGATATCGTAAGATACCTATCATATCATGAACCACAAACATTCAGGCTACTGAACCGTTAGGTCCAGCAGATTGAATGAACAGGGGTTGCGCCTTTAAATTTCGAAAACTTAAAGACTTAACTCCTGCTAGCCGGAGCAATTTACTCTTGGCCTTTTTAAGGCCTTGAATAGTTTGCCTCGTCCCGTTGAAGGGATCCGTCACAGTTTTAAGGTCTACATCGGGTCACCACGGAATAATTCTGTGGATACCCAACATAGTCAAAACAGCAATATAAAGTCGTCTGTCAGAAAGAAGCCTATTACGGATTCTTCCTGGTATCAGTAACGGGAAACCTGTTACTTTTCCAACTCTTACACCTACTTTAGGTGTATAAGTGGATGATACTCTTACAGCGACGGTAATTGTATATGCCTCCTTCAAGTAAGAATA